AAGTTGCCTGAAAACACTTTTGCTCATATGCGTTTCAACACACGCACTGTCCGTGTAAACGGAGAGCCGGTTGAAGTTTTGTTTATTGATGAGATTCAATCGGATTGGCACCAAAGGGGTAACGAAATGGTGAGTTCGTTAATTAAAACGGAGGCACCAGACGCCGAGGGTAAAAAATCCGGAAAGATAATTGGGGGTAAAGCGTTAGAAGAGTTGATCTTTGAAAAACTAGAGCAAGTTCCGGACATTCAATACGACAGTACGATCCCTAACAAAATTGCTGACGAAGCTGTAAAGAAAACAGAAGAAATAACCGGTGTTAAATTTAACGAAAACTCAGCCACCAAAAGAACTTATAGACAAGAATATGCAAAAGCGGCCAAAAGAATACTAGGCATTTCTGACGCAGAAATAAAAGCTTACGCTAAGAAGAAAGTCTATGGGAAAGACTTGCCGGATGCAGCCTTCAAAGACAATTGGCACGAATTGGCTTTCCGAAGATTGGTTAGGGAGGCTGTTGAAGAAGACTTAGATGGGGTGGCATTTACTCCAGACTACTTGCAAAAGGCTCGTTATCCCGGCACGGATTTTAATTTTTACGATAACGTTTTAGCCCCGTATGTTGAAAAGTACGCCAAGCGTAATGGCACAAAGCTTGAAAAGGCCGGTTTACGTTTTGCGGATGACGAAGCAATGAAGGCGGCAGGTTCTGAATCGGACCTTCCTGTTTACTATATGCCGCTCAGTGACGAAATTAAAAAAATGTACCGTAAGCCTATCCCCACATATGCCGCAGGCGGCGGCGTGGGGAGCCTTGTCCCTGTGGCGAGAAACATGTTTAATGTATCTGATATCAAGCGCGGTGTTGGCGCGTACACCCCCTATATTAGGAGATAACGCATGAAATTTGTTCTTGGATTGTTGTGTGCGATAGCGGTAACTGGTTGTTCTTCAAGCACTTCTCAATATTACGAAGCGGTGCAGGCGGCGGCTCAAGCTAACGCGGCGGCTTCTCAGGCTAAATTTGACGCGTTGTCCAAGATTGCTGCTGCGGGAGACGGGCAAGCGGCTAGTGCGGCGGTGATGGCTTTGGCGTTGACTCAGACCCCTTCGGTGACACCTGTTCCGCAACAGTCTCAGGCGCTTCAATGGGCGTCAATTTTGGCTACTCCTGTGACCAGTTTAGGCATGATGTGGATGCAGTCAGATTCGGCCAAGACGATGGCCAAATATAATGCGGATGTCAGCCTTGCGCGGGTAGCGGCGACAGCGGAATCTAATCAAGCTTTGTATGGTGCTTTTGTTGACGCAAATCAGATTACGGGGGACGTTGCGGTGGCCGGTATGAATTCGGCGGGCAACGTGGATTATTCTGCGTTTGTTGATGGTTTGGTGACGTTGGGCACTACGGGTATGACGGAGCTAGGTAATTTGGGCTCGGCGGGTTTTGATTCTAATGTAGCCATTTCTGGAGCGGCGATTACGGGTCTTGTTGATTTAGGTAATGCTGGCTTGGATGCTTCTACAACGTTAGGAACGGCTGGGATTACAGGTGCCGTGGACCTTGGCACGGCTGGGATTACGGGTGTGTCGAATGTTGCGATTGAAGGTTATGGGACCATGTTGACTTTGGATCAAGGTAATAATGATCTTATGGGCACGGTCTGGGCAGATTACAACACGGCTGTTCAGAACATTATGGACAGTGTTCCTCAACTTAGCTGCACGATCACCAACAATGCGGACGGCACATCTACGGTTAAATGTACGCCGTGATAGAATAGTGCTGAAACTCTAAGGGTTATTTATGGCAAACGGTGACGATAAAGCACTTCTTTCGTCCTTGATGGACAGCACGGCAAGGCCGGAAATTGATGAAGCCGAGATGGAGCTTGATATAGAGATCGCGGCTCCCGGCACTTTTGTGGGTTCTGTCAATGACGTATTGCCTGAAGGCATTGAAATTGAGGAGCAAGAAGATGGGGGAGTCATTATTGACCTTGATCCGTTGGCCGTGGTTGGTGCTGGCGGTGGCGATTTCAATGCTAACTTGGCAGAGGAGTTGGGCGATAGAGAGCTTGGTGAGTTGGCTTCAGGTTTACTAGGTGATTTTGAGGCCAACAAGTCTTCGCGTTCTGAGTGGGAAGATGCGTATTCCAAGGGTTTGGAGCTTTTGGGGTATAACTATGAAGAGCGCACGATGCCGTTTCGTGGAGCGACGGGTGTAACGCATCCGTTGTTAGCGGAGGCGGCCACGCAGTTTCAGGCGCAGGCGTTTAATGAGCTTCTGCCGCCTTCGGGTCCTGTTCGCACTACGGTGGTGGGTGAGAAGACGAAGGAGAATGAGGCGCAGGCGTATCGTGTAAAGGAGTTTATGAACTACTACATTACTAACGTGATGGAGGAGTACACGCCTGAATTTGATCAGATGTTGTTTTATTTGCCTTTGGCGGGGTCTACTTTTAAGAAAGTGTACTTTGATGAGGCGATTGATCGTGCGGTAAGCAAGTTTGTTCCGGCGGAGGACATTGTGGTTCCTTATGGGGCCACGGACCTTGATTCATGTGAGAACATCACACAGGTTGTGAAGATGTCTATGAATGACCTACGTATTCGTCAGGTCATGGGTTTTTATCGTGACATTCCGGTATTGCCGTCTCAGTCTGGTTCCAATGAAGTATTGGATGAGATGGACAAGTTGAGTGGTGTTGAGCCCAGCAATTTAGATTATGAATGTACGTTGTTGGAGTGCCACGTTAATTTGGATCTGCCGGGTTTTGAAGATTTGGGGGAAGATGGTGAACCAACAGGAATTAAAGTTCCTTACGTTGTTACGGTTAGTGAGGATAATGGACAGATACTTGCCATTAGACGAAATTATAAAGAGGACGACGAAAGAAGGCGAAAGATTCAGTATTTCGTCCATTACAAGTTTTTGCCGGGATTCGGATTTTATGGCCTCGGGCTTATCCACACTATTGGCGGCCTGTCCAGAACAGCTACGGCGGCTCTTCGCCAGCTTATTGATGCTGGTACTCTCTCTAATTTGCCTGCTGGTTTTAAAGCTAGAGGACTTAGGGTCCGAGATGATGACGAGCCTTTACAGCCGGGTGAATTTAGGGACGTAGACGCGCCGGGTGGGGCGATTCGAGATTCTTTGATGCCGTTGCCTTTTAAGGGTCCTGACGGCACGTTGATGCAGCTTCTCAGCTTTGTGGTGGATGCGGGCCGTAGGTTTGCCACTATCACAGATATGAAGGTTGGGGACGGCAATCAACAGGCTCCTGTGGGCACTACGGTAGCGTTGTTGGAACAGGGCTCACGGGTCATGAGCGCGGTGCATAAGCGCCTGCATTACAGCATGAAGCAAGAGTTTAAGCTTTTGGCTCGGGTAATGTCGGAGTATTTGCCGCAGGAGTACCCGTATGCTGTTTCTGGTGGGGATCGCACGATTATGCGGGAGGATTTTGATGACCGCGTGGATGTGGTTCCTGTGTCCAACCCGAATACGTTTTCTCAGGCCCAGCGCATTGCGATGGCGCAATCACAGCTTGAGATGGCTATGCAAGCACCGCAAATGCACGACATGCACGAAGCGTTTCGGCGCATGTATGAGGCGCTAGGAATCAACGACATAGACAAGGTATTGATTGCCCCATCTTCTGATGATCCGATTCCAAAAGACCCCGCACAAGAGAATATGGATTGTCTAGATAACGTGCAGTTGAAGGCTTTTGAGGGTCAAGATCATGACGCGCACATCATGGCGCATCTGACGTTTGGAACGTCACCCATGTTGCAGGCCATGCCTCAGTCGGCAATTTCGTTACAAAAACACATTATTGAGCATGTAAAGATAAAGTGTCAGGAGTTGGCTACGGCGCAATTGTTGCAACAAACGGGTGGCCAGCAACTGACCCCGGACATGGAGCTTCAGTTAGAGTCTATGACCGCGCAGATGAATGCTCAAGAGTTTGGCAATTTAAAGCAACTGACTGCACAGATCGCAGGAGAAGGACAGCAGGGACCAGATCCTTTGATACAATTGAAGCAACAAGAGTTGCAGTTGGATGCTCAGAAGCAACAGGCGGACGCGGCAATGGATCAAGCAGAATTGCAGCTTGATCAGCAACGTATGCAAAACAAGGCCACAGAATTCCAGCAGAGGCTCGCTAGCCAAGAGCGCCAGACTCAGGCACGAATCGATGCGGCGCTTGAACGAGAGTTATTGAAGCAACAAATGAATAGGAATCAATGACATGAAAGTAAAATGTAATGGAACTTCTCCCGTAAACCCGCCCAGCCCTGTCAATAAGGCTGTGATCAAGGGTCAAGGTTCTATTCCTTATGCAAAAACAGAGGATGTAGCAACCCCTGATATTGAGTTTGCCAAGGTTACCACGGGTACAAAACGTGGTATGGGTGCGGCTCTTCGCGGCTCACGGTTCACGAACGCATAAAATGCCGTTGGTTCGCGGGTCAAGTCAAAAGCAAATCAGCGAAAACATAAAAACGCTGAAGAAAGAGGGCAAGTCCCAAGATCAGGCGGTTGCTATTGCGTTAAATGTGGCTGGAAAAAGCAAAAAGAAGCCTAGAAAAATGGCAACAGGGGGCATGGTTAAGGGCTACAGCCCGATTGCACTCCGAAAACAACGATTTCAGGGTATTTTTTGATGGCATGGCAAGCATTAATATCCCCGATTACCAGTTTGGTTGGGGGCTATTTAAACAACAAGCATGAGCAGGCACAGGCGAAGCACCAAGCAAAGCTACAGGTAATTCAAAATGATGCTGATTGGGAATCCAAAATGGCAGATGCGTCTGCCGCTAGTTGGAAAGATGAATTTTGGACAATTGTGCTTGCGGTGCCGTTATTTTCTCTTGGTTGGAGCATCATCGTTGATGATCCTACTATTGTTGACCGGGTTCACGACAGTTTTGCTGCTTTGGATACTTTGCCAGATTGGTATCAGTATCTATTGTTTCTTGCAGTATCTGCGTCATTTGGAATCCGTGGTGCTGACAAGCTCATGAAGATGAAAAAGAAATGACTCCAGAGCAGTTAAACGCTTGGAGAATCGTTCCAAGACTGTTGATGTTTGCCATGATTTTTATGACATATCGAACAGTCGAGTGGTTTATGAGCCTGCCGGACCCTAACCCGGAGCAGGCGGCATTGGTTTCCGTAATGACAGGTGCGCTTACGGGCGCTTTTGGGTTGTTTCTTGGTAGAAAAGAATGACTTACAAATATTTTAAAGAAGAAGAATTTGTTTGTTCAGAAACCGGAGAAAATAAAATATCCCCCGAACTTATTCGTAGATTAGATGAGCTTCGGGAAGCGTGTGACTTTCCATTTCACATCACCTCGGGGTATAGATCACCCAACCACACCATAGAAAAAGCCAAAGTCAAACCCGGCACTCATGCACAGGGGATTGCCGCAGACATTCACGCGGATAACGGCATAGAACGCCGGAAAATTGTAGAAGAAGCATTAAAGTTAGGATTTGGCGGCATAGGCGTAGCAAAAACGTTTGTTCATGTAGATATACGGACTACTAGCCCGGTCATGTGGACATATTAGTTGCCTCTCTTAGACAGTCGTGATATATAGATACGATATTCTAGGATGGAGCGCATGTGGATTCTTTATATTTAGCTCAATTTATTCAAAGGGCAATAAAAGACCGCCGTGTTCAAATTTTAGAGTTGTTGGAAAACAACCATGTCAAGTCGATGGAGCAGTATCAAAACTTGATGGGCGAACTATCGGCACTTAACTTTATTGCACAGGAACTCTCGGGCCTGCTAGAACAACAGGAGCAACTAAATGACTGATTTGGCTGGAAAAGTCGATCTGGAGGCTGCCGCCGAAGGCGTGAAGTCTTTTTACAAAGCCCCCCAACCTAAAGTTCTTGATCCAGACGCTATGGAAACAAGCTTACTGGAGAGAATGCCGCAACCCACGGGCTGGAGAATGCTAATTCTTCCGTATCGTGGCAAAGAAACCACCGAAGGTGGTATTTATATCCCCAATAAAGTGCTAGATGACACGCAAATCCAAACAGTTGTGGGTTATGTCGTCAAACAGGGATCTCTTTGCTACAAAGATACCGACAAATTTCCCGATGGACCGTGGTGTAAGGAAAAAGATTGGGTAGTTTTTGCGCGATATGCGGGATCTAGGTTCCGAATTGAGGGCGGAGAGTGCCGAATTTTGAACGACGATGAAATTTTAGCAACCATAGATGACCCAGAAGATATTCTGAGTCTTTAAGGAGGGTAAACAGCATGGCCAATGCTGCGGAAGAAGCTCAGTTTGAGTTGGATGTAGGTGACGCTCAAGAAACGGAAGTAGAGCTTGAGCAACCAGAGCAAGAAGAACAGCCGGAAGAACAAACGGCTCAAGAGGAGCAGGAAATAGAGCAATACAGTGAATCCGTGCAAAAGCGGATTAACCGTTTGACTAAAAAAATGCGAGATGCCGAGCGAGAGCGTGAAGAAGCGCTTCGTTACGCGCAAAACGTCCAAAGTGAAGCGGAGCAACTGCGCTCAAGGATGCAAAACTTAGACCAAGGCTACATGTCTGAGTACGGCACCCGTCTTTCTTTGCAACAACAACAGGCCGAAGCCAACCTTAAACGAGCCGTAGAGCTTGGAGATGCCGAAGCTACGGTTGCCGCGCAAAAAGAGCTAACAAATTTAGCTATTGCCGCAGATGGTTATAGTCGCGCTCAACGGCAGTCACAGGTTCGAAATCAAACCCAACAACCGGTTTTTCAAGAAGCTCCCCAAACCCCTCCGCAACCACAAAAACCAGACCCAAAAGCCGAGCAATGGGCCCAAAAAAACTCATGGTTTGGGCAAGATGAAGCCATGACGTTTGCTGCTTTTGGGATTCATAAAAAACTTATTGAAGATGAAGGGTTTGATCCTCAAACCGATGACTATTATAATGAGCTAGACTCTAGAATTAAGCGGGAGTTTCCGCATAAATTTGGAGAAGAGCAATCATCCAGCCGCAAACCCGCTCAGACGGTGGCTGGCGTGTCACGCTCCAGTAGTTCTGGGCGCAGTAAAAGGGTCAAACTCTCCCCGACCCAAGTAGCAATTGCTAAAAAGTTGGGAGTGCCGCTTGAAGAATACGCGAAATACGTAAAGGAGTAATACTATGTCCGAAGAGAAGAAAGGCTTTGAGGGCATTAAGCGCTCCTCACGTGAAGCAGCGTCAAGGGAGAAACAGGGACAGCGTAAGCCTTGGGCTCCCCCGTCTATGTTAGACGCACCGCCTGCACCAGAAGGCTTTAAACATCGATGGATTCGTGCAGAAGTTCGTGGCTTTGATGACACGAAAAATATTTCTGCCAGATTGCGGGAAGGCTATGAGCTAGTACGGCAAGATGAATATCCTGAGTTTGAAGCCCCGGTAATTGATTCAGGTAAATATGAGGGTGTGTTTGGCGTGGGCGGATTAATGCTTGCTCGCATACCGGTTGAAACGGTTCAAGAACGCGCTGAGTATTTTGCTCAACGAAACGCGGATCAAATTGAAGCTGTTGAAAGTGATATGTTGCGAGAAAACGCTCATCCAACTATGACAATCGGCAAACCCGAGCGTCAAAGTCGTGTAACTTTTGGCGGCCCCAAAAAATAGGGCCGCACAGAACGAGGAAATAACTCATGGCAAATCAAGAAACTGCCTTTGGTCTTCGTCCTGTTGGTCTAGTAGGAAGCGGTGCTAACAGCACTGGTGTTACTGAGTATGAAATTGCCAGTAACAACACAAATGCTATCTATAACGGTGCAATTGTTGTTCCTCTTGCGGCAGGCGTAATTGACCAAGCTGGAGATACTGCGGGCGGCACTACGCAAGCCCTTGGTGTTCTCGTCGGGGTTCAGTATCACGATTCGACCCAGAAGAAGCCCGTTTGGCTCAACTACTGGCCCGGATCAGGTAGCGTGTCTGTAGACACTAACTACCCGGTAAAAGCTCTTGTAGCTGATAACCCCAATCAACTGTTCGTCGTAGCGGCGGATGCTACCCTCACTGACCGAGCTACTGCACTGGCTACTGTTTTCGCCAATGCAAGCCTTGGCACTTCTGCGCGTACAGGCTCTACCGACACTGGTAAGTCTAACTCGCAGCTTTCTGTGTCTAGTGTTGCTACCACGGCTACTTTGCCGTTGCGTATCGTAGGTTTGGTCGATGATGACGCTAACAATGATTACGCGTCAGCAGGGGCTCATCTTCTTGTTCGATTGAACGCTCACTTCAACGCGGGCAGCCGTCGTTTTGATTCTCAAACGACTGCCGACTCAACTGGTATTTAAGGGAGATTAAGTAATGGCTATTTCTCGCGCACAATTGGCGAAGGAGCTTGAGCCCGGACTGAACGCTCTCTTCGGCCTTGAGTATGATCGCTACGAAAAAGAGCATTCTGAAATCTTCGACGAAGAGTCTTCAGACCGTGCTTTTGAAGAAGAAGTAATGCTTTCTGGCTTCGGCACTGCGCCGGTTAAGTCAGAGGGTGGTGCAGTATCGTTTGATGACGCGCAGGAGACTTTCACTGCTCGTTATACTCACGAGACTATCGCTCTTGCCTTCTCTATCACAGAGGAAGCAATTGAAGATAACCTGTATGACCGGCTAGCTTCTCGCTACACCCGTGCTTTGGCACGATCTATGTCACAAACCAAGCAGATTAAGGCCGCTTCAATCCTGAACAATGCCTTTAGCACTTCGGCACCTGTAGGTGACGGAGCCGCACTCTGCTCTTCTGCTCACCCTTCTCTGTCAGGCAACCAGCGTAACCAATTGTCTGTGGCGGCTGATCTCAACGAGACTTCTCTTGAGCAAATGCTGATCGACATTGCTGGCTTTACCGATGAGCGTGGTCTGAAGATTGCGGTACGTGGCATGAAGCTGATTATCCCGAAGGAACTGCAATTTATTGCAGAGCGAGT